TTACCCCTTTCGTGGTATTGCCACCCAGTTTATACGTAAGCGGCTCAATTCCGTCGCGTTGATTGTACCTGTGAAATTCGCCATGAACATGGCTGTATTGTTAGCGCCGTTGTTCGCCGATGCTACATATCTTTGCGCCGTTGCGCTGCCGAGCGGTCGAATCTGAAAACCTGTGGTTGTGACGTTTATCACTTCAGCTAAATACAAATACCCCTGTGTTGTTTCCTGTATCTGTGCAATTACAGTAGGTGGTGAATCAAAAGTATAGCCGAAATCGATAGTATTCCACCCCGACGATTGCGGTGTATATACACCGCTCCGCACTTCGTTCGCCGCCGCGTTATCGATGGTACTTTGTAAGCCCGCCGGTGTAATTGTTTCTACGATGCGGTTATTAATGGTGTGTGTAACGGTGATGTCCGAGCCGTATATCATGACTCCGTCATGAGCGGTTGCCCTGTATAAGCAAAATCCTATATTATTCGCGCCGAGTTCTGCAAACGCAGCAAAGTTGTATGTATATGTATACACCGTAGCAACGCCGCTGATATCCACTACCGTTGTCGGGCGATTTATGGGCTGATTTGTATCAAGATTGTAGAGCGATGGTTGAAGTCTTGTACCGCCCATCAACTCCGGGTTTCGCATTTTTATTTTCACCGTAATAGCGATGTCCGATGAACCTTCATCAAAATATGGCATATCGTCGTATTTATATATGAGTTCGACAGTGCCCGCGCCTCCAACGGAGGCATATGTGGTATTAGTCGATGGTTTCAACGCGTTGTTACCGTCGACGATCGTCCCCGATTTCATGGTATATGATATTGGTAGTGCAAAATTATCAAACACCGCACGGGATAATACTATATTTGTATTCTGTCCGTCAGGCACAAAATCATATATACCCGCCTGTACAAAATCGCTCCACGATCCGTCATGGCGTAACGATTCCCGTGATGCGCCTGTCGTTTCGGGTATGATGTGCGTATCGGTGTTTTCGACCATATCGGCGGTGATACGAGCCTTAGCTACATCAAAATTCGCGCGTATTGTCGTATATCCGCAGTAATCCGCATTGTTTCGCAAGTCGGTAATCATATCGGCGGTAATCTGCGTTGTTCCTGCCGGTACATCAATCTTCGCGAGTACGAGATCATACACGCTTGCCTCACGTATCGGAATTGACGACGGATCAGGGTTAATAAGTATACCCTCTACCATACATCTGTCCTGCATCGGATCGGGGTTGTACTCGACGTAACTGCGTATGATGTAGTAGTACACCTGATTATCTTCCGGCAATGTTTCCGTGTGCGGATTATCGGGGAACGCGTGCCGACCGTCGAGTATAGCTTCACCGTGTGACCGTGTTATACTCAGTCCATCGCCGGGTATGATCTTAAAGCAATCAACAATGTCCGGATTTATACCGGATGTTTTGTCGAATTTGTTCACCTTTGCTTGAAACTCAGCTTTTTTCGCTCTGTCGTATATTCGTTCGAGTTTGCCGTCGATAACGACTTCATCGAAATCTTTACTGTCAAACCAACCTGTAAATTCATCATATATTTTTGTAAATGCCATTTAATTCTTCATCTCTCTTTCTATGAATCTTCGTATGTTCAGTTTATCTTCGCCGAAACGCGGTATTATCCTATAGCCCGACGATTCGTACACGTGATCTACTTCCGTGATCTGCGCCGACCATGTCATACCGAGTTTGGCTACAACAACATCGCACATATCGCCGATATTGTAGTCGATACCGTACACAAGTGAACCGTGCACATCAACGTCACCGCTTACATTTTCGATAAACGGATACTCCGCGAGCATTTCCGCGCCGCGTTGTTTCAGCACCGCACGGGTAACATTTTCGTCCGATGAAAAACTCGGTTTCAGATATATTTCAAATCTATCGCCGCCGTCAGTCTGATCAACCGTTTCGGTCACTTCCACACCGTTTATTGTCCCGGTGACATAAGCAAAATTCTTAAAATCCTCATCGGAATTGCTATATGATATATTACCGAGATTTTCAAAATCCGTTGAGAATATCGCGCGGTTATTGTCCTCCTGATCCTGTGAGCGGTCAAGTCCTTTGACAACAGAAAAGATCAGCTTGTTATTGTAGAAATCATACTTGATCCGATATGTCATGCCGTGCGGTTTCAGCAGATCATACAGACATGTGTCAAGGAACGTTCCCGCCGTGACCGTGCCGTCGTATGGTTCTGTGAATCCGCTCAGCGGTGCTAATTCCAGTAACGGTATAATTCTGTCGCCTGTCAGCGCAAACTGCGTTACAAGCGAATATGCGGCGTTCTCGACTGTGCTGTTCAGAGTTATCTCTGTATCGATGACGCGTTTGTGCAGTATACTCTCAAGCATGACACCGCCGACAACGAGTTCGGATTTGTCTGATTCGGTATATGTTATCGAAGTGATTTTCGCGCATTCGTCCTTGTCCTGATTGTATATGTATTTCGCATAGCGCAGTAAATTAAAACGGTACGACGGCAAATACAGCGTGAAACTGCCTGTCGTGTACCATTTTTCGCCCCATGTGAACGACGTGTAATCATCGGCAGGTGCCGCTATGATGTTGAAGTCCGCATCGAGGAAGATTAAGTCCATAATGTTATCCTTTCCTTATTTTTGAGTATAAAGAAAGCCGCACATTTTACTGTACGACTTTAGTTATTTGATTTTTGCTATGCTGTTACTGATTCTGCTTTTTTGATGGGCAAAACTAACATCCCTTTCAATATGACATCTTTGATTTGATAGTAATCCATACCCAATTCAATCAACGCCGCTATCTGATATGTTTTCTTCGTAATCTGTGCAAGTTCAGCGGATGTCATATAATCGACCGCTACCGCTTTAGGTTTTGCCCCACGCTCTTTTCGTATCTGAGCGGCGTTTTTACCGATTACAGCTTTGTACGCTAAATCCGTGTAAAGTTTGTACGACCATTTGTTGACATTCGGATCATCTTGAATTACATCGGTGAGTTCCCGCCGAATAGGTTTCAACTCCCGCCGTAATACCTGACGGTTGAGCAACTCCGTTTTCATGCGGTAAAATTCGTGAACGAGTGCTTTTTTAAATGCTCTTACAGGTGGTGTGTTTTTCAGATATGTGATTAACAAGGTGGATTGTTCTTCATTGAGGTGGTAGATTTTGCTGTATTTCGTACCACTGGCGTGACTACCTGCTGCGATTTCAAATCGCACCAGCCCAAAGTCTTTCAAGTCATCTTCATGTACCTGAATTAATTTTTGAACTGACCTGTAACTCACCCCCGCAAACTCAGCGATTACATCCGAAGTTGTAAATGGGATTGCATCAATTTTGTTGGGTTCCAAAAATACTAAACTGGTTTCATTTTCATTTTTCATGACGCTTTCTCCTCTTTCCTTTCTATTCCGTAAGACCTATCGACTAATTTCTGCGCATCTTTTTGAGAATCGTGTAACATATCACTGACCATATCAACAAACATCGTCCATGTGTCTTTGTCATAACACAGTCTGTATGCTCTGCTTGCGTTGTCTTCATCGGGGTGTGTTATCCTCATTCCCTCAGTCTCAATTGAATACGGGAAAAACGATTCATACACGTGATCCAATAATGCGGTTGCCTTTTCGAGTTTGATTAATAAGTTTTCAAGATCAGAACTGATTGCGTAAATTGTTTCGTTCATGTGTTTACCTCTTTCTTTTATTTGTGATGTTTACATTATAACCTATCTTTAGGTCATTGTCAATATACAAACTAACCAAATTTTAGGTCATATTTTTGTATATTTTAAGCCTTGATTTAGGTCAGCAATTGCGTTATAATATAATAAGTAAAAGAAAGGATAATAAATATGGGAATATCGTATACGAAATTAATTGATTTACTGAAAAGCAAACAAATAAGTATTTACAAATTGAAATCCGATAAAATTATTGGTACGGCAACAATTGACAAAATTAGAAAAGGTGTGGGTCATATCGATACACGTTCAATTGAATCTATTTGTAAGTATCTCGACTGTCAACCTGGAGATATAATGGAGTACGTGCCGGATGAAGAAGAATAGCTGATATCATTTAAAATGCTATCAGGTCGGATTTAAAATCCGGGCTGTTCATGCTTCGGAATACTTCGATTTGAAATCGAAGAAATAAACCTACCCCATATGAGGTAACTTTCTCGGACGACGAGGGTATCATTTAAAATGATACCCTTTTTCACACTCCCAACCATAGATTTGTGTATTCGATGTACGTCTGCGCATTGCCGACACCCTCATCGGCGGATATCTGAAGATTGCTCCGCCCCGGTTCGATCCGGAAGAATCTGCTTGTACGCTCAAACATGAACGTCGATACGCCGTTGATATACACACCTTTGTTTTTCGGACGCGTATCTATCTGCATTATGTCGCCTGTTTTCAGCGTTGTTTTCACGCGTATGTATTCATCGTCACACGATATCATAGGATTCACCATATCACCGCCGTACGCCTCGATGTTCACGATAACGCCGAACGGTACATCGCCGATATTATCTATCGGCATACCGTCGAGTATCAGCGGAACGCCTGTTGTCATGCCTGCCGGCGGAAACGCTAACGGGAACGACATCATCGGCGCGAATGTTAAGAACCTCTGTGTTGTGTTTTTCTCGTCCATAAAGTACGGGTTCGGACAGAGCAGTTCAAAATCCGTTACATAATAGTCATGTATATTCGGAGGATCAAAACTGAAATTGTTCACACGGCAGTCGATACGCCGTTTAATGCCGCTTCTTTCCGCATATAAAGTGTACCGGTGAGCCGGAGAGATGAACCGTATCAATTCGTCGCGTAATTCCACAGATTTGTCATAGTCGGAGCATTCAAGCTGTATAGGTATGTACCGTTCTTTCAGGCGCGAATTTGTAACAACCGCACCGTCCTGTATAGCATGTGACATCAGGGCTACATCATATCCGCTTGCGCCTAATCCGGTAATGCTGAGCAGTCGGTACGGCTGTTTTTTATTGACTTTAAAGACTTTATTAAGTGTGAGGTTATGCAGTTCAAGCGTTAATGATCTATCTGTAGAACGCATCATTCATCCTCCGTTCCTCCATTCTCTGTACATCGTACAGTGAGTATTTATCGGCGTTGATGTTATACGTCGGACTGTATGTATTCGCACCCTGTGTCGTGTTGGTTATGTATGAATTACCCACGACAGCGTTCGCCAGTCCGGATGTATGCTGCAATACCGCGCCTTGTAATTTTGCTCCGATGGCTTCGATATCAACGCCGTTGAATCGTGCGGACAGTTTGTCGAAGAAATCCATATCTTCGGCGATACTGTCGGTCATGTGTCTGACTGATTTAAGCGCGACATCGAGGTTATCTTCAACGCCGATAGCAATACCGGCGGGTAACATAGCGCCGATCCATTTACCGAACCTTGACGGCGAATGAATGTCAAGTCCGTCTTGTATCGTTTCTTTAATACCCTCTGTGAAGAATTTCAACGCGTCGATAACATTGCCGTATTCATCGTACACGCCGACTTGTATACCCTCAGCTAACATCTGAGCGGCGTATTCGCCCCACTCTTTCATGTCAGCGGCATGTATCCTGACATCGCGAATCAGCAATTTACTTGCTTCTTCCGATGCGTCTGTTAAGCTCGAGACAAGTGTTTCTTCAAGTTCGGTAATCGCTTCGGTGGTTAATGTAAGTTCATTCTGCGCTTGTTGCAGCAAAGGTATTAACTCGTCAAGTTCATGCTGAAGACTGTTCGGTATGAACCCTTTGGATGCTATTTCGTCCTGTAACTCCGCAATACGTTCCTGTGTATCTGCGACAGTCTGCAAATTGGTCGCGTGTTCGATTATAACCGCGTCCGCTTCTTCACTTGCGCCCACAAGGCGGGTAAATGATTCAACCGTACCTGTATCAATAGCTTCGGTCAGACGTTCAAAATCAAGCGTTGTCGCGGTCAGTACAGCACGTGCGTTTTCGAGTTCATCCGATAAATCTTGCATTTCTGTTATCGCGGCTGCGGCATATGTAACGCCGCCGTCTTCATTAGTTGACGCACTTTCGCGCATACGTTCAATCTGATCTTGCAGCTGTTTTTCGAGTTCAATTACTTTTTCCTGCTGCTCGATTTGCGACTGGTAAGCCTCCCATGCGCCGCCGCCCGCTTCGTATGCGGCGCGCGCGATTTCCATCGCTTTTTTATACTCTTCCATTGTTTCGCCGTAAGAATATTCAACTCCGAATTCCAGTACCACATCGCCGTAAATTGCTTCTTTCTCGAATCCTCCCGGATGTGTTTTACTGAATGTATGCTGATAATCAACAATCATGTTTTTTGTTTCTTCATGGAAAGTGCGGATTTGTTTCTGTTGTTCTTTGCGCGCTCTGAACCAGGGAGCTTCTATAAGCTCAGGCGGCGGTGCTACATCGAAACTTTCAAACATATTCGCGAATATTCCGTTGGCTTTCATCGTATCTACGCCGAATTCGTACATTTTGTCTCTAAACATATCCAGAAAGCCATCCATCGCGGTAACGCTGGTCCATTCACCTTCCCACTCGAAAAAATGACCGATATCGACAAAATCCATGTACATAAGCCCGAACTTCTCGAAGATTTCTTTTAATCTTCTCAATAATTCTTCTTGTGTTTTGGATTCCGCAACTGCCGCAATCATGAAATTCCGCGCCCATGCGCTGTTGTCACCGGCCTCACGCGCCATCATATCGCGACTATGATAATCAAGCATGTCGTTATAGTCGAGATTCGATATCTTCGTGAGTTCACTTGATATAGCCTTACCCATATCGGCAACAGCCGCGACTGCCGCTCCGGTTTCGTTCCGGACACCTCCGGCGACACCAAGCGGTATCATTTCGCCGTCATGTTCTGCAACCTGAGACGGTGAGTGGATTTCCATAACTTCGCGGAATTTCGTTATCATATCTTGCGCTAACTGACCGATTGCACCGACAGCGTCGGCACGTTTGGATTCAATACCGTTGATTAAGCCCTGTATAGTATCAATGCCGTTTTGCTCAAATACCAGCGATGTACCGCCGTCAATTTTCAACGTATCGGTATACGATTCGTCAACGCCCGACGCTAATTTACCGATAACGTCAAACGCCGCAGCTGACATATCCTTAATCGCATTGATTAATCCCTGTAACGTGTCAGCGCCGTGATCGTAGAACACTTTTGACGGTGAATTAATGTCGAGTGTATCCGAAAACGCCGTGTCAATCCCTGTCGCTAAATCTTTGACGTCATCGATAGCTTCATTTTTGCTGTAGTTGATACCTTGAATCAAACCGTTGATCATGTCTGAGCCTTTGACCTCACCCATATCGGCGATAGCAGACATAGTTTCGCTCATTTTCTTGTGCAAGTCTTTAAAACTGTCACCTGTGTAGCTTGATATGCCGTCGGCTAATCCCTTAGCCTGATCGATTAACTCTGTCGCTCTATCGGTGAAATGGGTCTGCATTTCAGCCATTGTATGAGCGAGTGTGCCGCTTGCGTATTCTGTATCAGCAAACGCGTCGTTGAATTCATCGACAAATTCCACAGCTTTGCCGCTGTCGAGTCCGCCGTCGCCTGTCAGTGAGTCGTATTCATCGAGAATCGACTTTAACGCTTTTTTACTTTCTTCACTGCCATCAGTCAAGGTTGACACGAATCCGTCCGAGAACCCCAATTCCATAGCGCGGTTCAAATCTTCGTTATACTTCGCGACTTCCTTAGCGTGATTACGCATGTTTTCCATCATCGTGTCAGTGACTTTGGAAGTTTCCTCTGACGTAGATTCAAACATCGCTTTAAGTTCATCGAATGTGTATTCTACAGCCGGATCGAGTTTTGATATTGACTGAACAAACTGAGATACGTAGATTTCGGATTCTTCGCTTGATTTCTTAATGCCGTTGAGCAGTTCGTCGATACTCGACATCGCTCCGCTTTCGAGTCCGTCTGTCAATTCCCGTAATGCCTTAACGTCTATTTTGAACGCATCGCTCGCCGCTCCGGTAAGTTCAGCGAACAGATCGAGCTGACCCATCGTGGAGTTATACGCGGATTTATATGCGCTCTCGTACTCTTTGGTTAAGTCCTTGATCGCTTTTTGGACTTCGGAAATGTTGTCAATAATTGCCTTAGACATTTCCTTATCAGCGTCGGCGATTTCTTTCGCGGCTGCTTTCGCCGCCGATGCCGATTTTCTTGCCGCTGTTTCAGCTTCTCTCGCCGCCTTTTCTTGTATCTTAGCTAACTCCTCAGCTTTTTCAGCGGCTGTTGTAGTGTAGTTGTTTATGACTTCGGAAGCGGCGTTCACCTGTAAAAACGCACTGTTGAGTTGGTTAAGATAGCCTATAACTTCCTGACTGTTTACGCCGTATATCTGAACCAGTCGATTGTACTCAGCTACTGCCGTAGCGACAAACTTTTTACTCGCCTCTGATCCATTCGCCCACTGTTTGATGAGTCCTTCTTCAATGCCGATTTCAGCAGCTGTCTGTAGGTTCTCGGCGTATGTAGTCAAGTCATCGCTTTGCTCCAGTAAGTCAGACATCAGATCGTGTGCCGCGTCGCTGAGATAGCTGAATTTTTCTTCTAAGTTAGACACTTCGTCGGAAACTTCACCAAACTCACTGATTAACGCCATAAGTTCAGCCGATAATGAACTGGTTGTCTTGTCACATTCTCGTATACTGTCGCTTAAATCGTCGTATTCTTTCCGAACTGCGTCGAGTTCCTCAGGAGAAATAAGCCCATTTTTAGCGTCTTCCTGTGCTTGCTGTAGATTCTTCAAAGCGAGAGATAACGCCTTATTGGCTTCTTCGCGAGTCTTACTGGTTTCATTAATCTGATCGCGTATGCCCTTTTGAGTCTTTTCTTCAGATGAAAGATAATCGGAGTTGGCTTTAGCGGCGTTGTTGATAGCCGTAATGGAGTCAGTGATTATTTCATTGCTTGCGATTTCTGCATTGCGTAAATCATTTGTACTCACTTTTAATGCGTCACGTTGCTTTGTCAATGACTCAATTGCAGCTTCTAAGTTTGGGTTGGTAAAACCATATTCTTGTATTTCCGCTAATTCATCTTTCAAATTGGTAATAGTGAAAGATAAATCATTAATTAATTTATTTGATTGATTTATCTGATCTATACGTTCTTTTGAGGTTAGCGTTTCTGATTCGGCTAATTCTTTTGTTTTTGATAGAATGTTATCATATTCGTCGTATAAGGTGCTAACTTCATTAACTGTAGCAATAAAGCCTTGTGTCTGTTCATCATTTGCTTTTTGAACCGCTTCGTTAAATTCACGAACCTTACCGGTTAAACCTTCGACCCATCCAGCAAAATCTTTAATAACCGGCAACATAGCGTCGCCGATACTAATTTTCAAATCATTGACAGAGTTCTTCATCAACTCTATCTGATTCGCAGTAGTGCCATAAGCCGTTTCAGCTTCTGCAGCTAATGCGTTACCGTTTACCCACTCCCCGTTCGCCATCTCCTGCGACTCACGCATTAAATCAATAGCGCCCGACAGTCTTCTCACCGCGTCAGACGTGCGTATTTCAGTAATACCCATTTCCTCAAGGATTTCAATTGATGTCTTGCCGTTGCGTTCAACGTCGCTGAGTCCTGCGAGGAACATTCCCAATGCGTCAACGGCGTTTTCGCCCCAAGCCTTGCTGAATTCCTCAGCCGATACCCCTGCAACCTGAGCGTACTGACCTAACTTCTCACCGCTTGTCTTGACCTGCAAGTCAATTTCATTAAGGATTCTTGACACCGCCGAACCACCCGCTTGCGCTTCCATACCGACGGATGATATCGCCGTAGCAACCCCCATAATGTCCGGTACAGATAAGCCTATCTGCGTACCTGCACTGGCTATACCCATAGCCATGTCGACAATATCCTTTTCAGTTGTTGAAAAATTATTGCCGAGCCGGACGATAACATTACCTAAGTTGTCGTAATCCTCAGCCGCCATCTGTGTAACGTTAGCGAACTTTGCTAATGACATCGCCGCTTCTTCGCCCGTAAGGTTAGTAGCGACACCGAGATCAGCGATGACACGTGTGAAGTCGAGTATGTCGTCAGTCTTGATTCCCAATTGTCCTGCCGCCGCCGCGATATTTCCGATCTCAGCCGCCGCGAGAGGTATTTCAAGAGCCATCTCACGCACGCCGTCTGATATTTCCTTTAACTGTTCGGGTGTGCCGTCAACGGTCTTACGAACGCCCGTCATTGACGTTTCAAATTCAATAGCGGCATTAGCACAGTCTTTGATAGCACCGACTAACATATCAACGGCTTTCTTCGCTGTCGCTACCGTAGCGAATCCGGCGATCCATTTAGTCATACTGTCGCTGGATTTCTCAACTTCATTACCGTACTGATCAATGGATTTCGCCATTCCGTCAACGGATTTCTCAGCTTCACCGATGTATTTGTTATTCTTATCCTGCGCTACAGACCATTCACGCAACTCAATTGTAGTAGCGTCGAGTGCGATGGCGTAGCCCCTCTCAGCCTGCTGAGCTGACTGAAGATACTGAACCGTTTTGTTAAGTTCAGCGTTTTTCTTCTTCGCCTCGTTGGAATCCTTACCGTAAGTCGCGATTAACTGTTCATACTCGGCATGTAACTTATCAACTTCACCGGTGTATTTCACAATCGCTTCATGCGACTGTTCAACAACGGATTTCTGCTGTTCCTGACGTGTTTTAAGGTTAGCTATGATGTCAGAGTAATTCTTCGCCTTAGCGTTCAGCGCTTCCATAGAGTTAGCTACAGTCGCGTATTTTGTTTTTGTGTTCTCAAATTCTGAGTTTAATAATTTTTGCTCGTTTTTTATTTCCCGTAATTTATCAATACCGGCTTTCAGTTCCGGTGCGTCAAACTTGACATCGATAATTACGGAACCGTCCGAATGCGTCATTGTTTCACCACCTCTGGGTGTTTTTATTTTTATATTTCATAATTTCCCACTTGACAAAAATCATAATATAGTATATACTTGTATATACAAGGAGTGATTCAAATGATAATATCATTATCCAAATGGGGTAATAGTCAAGCTGTCCGGCTTCCAAGGGATATATTAAAAGAAGCGGGGATTTCATTGAATGATAACTTTGAAGTTATTGTTGAAGACCGACAAATAACGCTTAGAGCCACTGATAAACTCCCCACTCTCGAAGAGTTATTCAAAGATTGGGACGGAACTCCGCCTGAACCGTTTGATTGGGGCGAACCTGTCGGTAAAGAAATATTATGAGCGAAAGAAAGTTACAGCAGGGCGACATAATAAAAACTAATTTCGACCCAAAATCAGGGCATGAACAAGCAGGATACAGACCGGCACTTGTTGTTAGTTGCAGATTGTATAATAACGTTGCAAGTTTAGTTATTTTATGCCCTATAACCAATACAAAAAGAGGCTTTCCGCTGCACATCCCTCTTGACGAGCGTACAACTACGACCGGTGTTGTTATGTGCGAGCAAATAAAAGCAACTGATATTTCCGAACGAGGTCACGTATTTGTCGAACAAGTCCCGAAAGATATATTACGCCGTGTGCTGAATATTGTCAGACATGAACTTGATTATGATGAAAACGAAGAAATCTAAGGGTGTGATTTGAAATCGCACCCTTTGTTAATTATTTATTTACAATATTTATTTGCGATAGTCGTTGACACGTATTGAAATACGTGTTATAATATAGGTAGAGAAAAAACGAGGGAGTAAATCAATGAAAAGTTATTCATCGAGAGAAGTAATTAAAGATACTCACTAATGACGGTTGGTATGAAGTGCATTGCGTTGGTGACCATCACCAATTCAAACACCCAACCAAACAAGGCAAAGTGACTATTACTCATCCTAAAAAAGACTTTCCGATAAAAACATTAAAAAGCATTGAAAAACAAGCGGGAATTACATTTAATTGATTCCTGCTTAATCCCCTTGAAATAATAACTAAGGAGTAAGCTATATGAAAAATGAATATGTGTATCCTGCAATCTTTTCATTTGATGATGACGGTATATCAATAGAATTTCCTGATATTGCCGGTTGTTTACCGTGTGCTGATACTACCGAAGAAGCTATAAAAAACGCCAAAGAAGCACTTGCACTTCACCTATACGGAATGGAAGAAGATAACGAGTCTATTCCTGAACCAAGCGATATAAAAAACATCATTGCCGAAGAAAACTCAGCAATTGTTTTAATTGATGTGTATATGCCGGTGATTCGTGAAAAGATAAAAAATCGCTATGTTAAAAAAACATTAACCGTCAAATCATGGTTAAATATCGAAGGTGAAAAACGCAATGTGAACTTTTCCGGATTATTAAACGACGCTTTAGAAAACTACATTGAAACACATCCGTTACCATAATAATAACGTAGAGCAGAGGAACAACCGCCTCTGCTTTTTTCATACAAGGTCTGCTATTGAACTCATAAAGTCAGATTCTTTCTGTTCCTGTGAGCGGTTATCCGGCAATTTATATATTCGTTTCAGTTTTCTGTAGTGCACCTTGTTTTCTTTACTCATCTTGTCAGTTATTTTTATACTGCGATAACCCATGATTTTACAAAGCTCACATGTATCGGGCAACGCCGCGAACATCGCCTGAAACTTCCACCAGTGCAGGTATTCAATATCTACAAGGTCAACGCCGTAATACGCCTTGAAAGCGGCAAAAATATAGCCGTCATCATACTCATACGAATAGATTCGATCGGGTGATTTTCCACCACCCGCCGAGCCTTCCGACTTTCCGTGACGGCTATTTGCGCTGTAAAACTTTACAATTTCGTTATACGTTTCCGCGATGTTTTCCGGTATTTCGGGGAGATACAAATCAAGCGCAAGCATTACCTTTACAGGGAGTTCAATATCACTCTGCATAAGCAACTCAAATTGTATCGAAACTCTGAAATCCGTGTTTATTGCATATTGCCGGTTATCAACTGTAATATAACAGCCCGGAGTGTCTAATAACAGACAACTCATTTCACATAAGGCGGAAGATATTTCTGCTTAGCGGCTTTGTAGTGAGCGGTGATTTCGCTGATTATGAACCAATACACCTGTATATAATCGTGCATATCCCTATGATCGCCTGCCATGATTTTTGGTGTCACACCCGCGCCGCAGAACTTATCTATATACTTAGTCAGTACATCTATAATAATCTGCGGATTTTTTGCGGCGCGCTCTGCATTATCCTCCAGTTCAGCACTCGATTCATTAATGAGAGTGCCTGTGTTTTCGTTGATATCTATGGTAACTGTGATGTTGGGGAACTCCAGTTCCACCTTTTTATTTCTGAATTCAAATTTAGCCATGTTATTATACACTCCTTAAAATTTTTAATTAATTACACCGCTTTTACGAATGTGATTGTCAGACCGTCATCTACAACGGTAGCTACACCCTTAACGCGATCGCCGTTGCTTCTGAAATCGCCGCTGTATGTATAGGTGTTAGCGTCATCGCCGTCGCTTGACGGTACAACGGTAAACGGACGGTGCGCACATTCGAATGTTGTTACATTCTCGCCTGTGGCTGTGGGCTTAGTGAAGTCTACAACGTAGATGTCCACGACAGCATCAGCTCCGATGAGTTCATTGTCGAAGATACCCGCCAGATACTCATGTACATCGTTGCCGGTGAATTTGTCGAAAGCAAATCCCATTGACGTGTTAATCGCCGTGATATCGGTTCTTTCGTTTTTCTCGTCTACATATTTACGTGTGTACTCTGTGGGGTTGCGGCTGTTTGACATAGAGGTGAACCCCACCATCCTACGTATAGTTACCGCATCGTCCGCGCCTTTTATCGCCATAAAGGCGACTTTCTCATGTCTTAAGGTTAAATCATTGATAATTGTGTTTTCTGCCATTGTTAAATTCCTCCTGACGCTTTTAAGCGTTTTTATAGTATTGCAATATAAATATTGCTTGGTTTATGGAAATTCCGTTTTGAACTCGTGTGAGTGAATGCGGAAGTCCTGTCATTTCGATTTTTTGTACTTCTGCGTGTTCAAACGCAATCTTGCCAAGATTGCTTTCAAAGTAAGTACCCAACGTCCATAACGGAACGTCGAGCTTTGCATACTGACCGCCGAGTTGAGCCTGTGACAGCTGATATCGTACAGCGAACGGAAAGTTACCGACATAACCGCCGTCAACGTATTGTTTGAGTATCTTACCGCCTGCCATAGCGTTAATACTCAGCTGCTCACCTGTAGTTTCGCGGTCTTCGATCAGCACCGGACACGGCAAGCCGATTTCGCTCTGACGATCATTGATATAGTTCGCAAGCTGCACGACCAACAGAAAAGGTAATGTTATTAAACTCAAAACTTAACACCGTCCTTTACTTTCTGAATTGTACTCGCTATATCGGCGGCTTTGAATGCCTCGAACCAATACCGCTGAGCGTTCGGATGTACGTCCGTTGACTTATGCTCGTACATATAATACTGAGCGGCGGCGTACGGCGTATCCCATATGAGATACGGATCATCGGTGTAGATACTCGGCTCAACGCTTTTCGCTAACATACCGTGATCAAATGGAACGTAAGGATTACAGCCTTTCGCCACTTCGCTTTTCAACAGCAACATTCCCTGTCGTTCCATCTGTTCAGCGCGTTTAAGCAGCTGATTAATGTCAATATTAACTGACATATTTCCTATCACATTCCGTACACCTCCCAGTGATGTATTTTACCGTTCAAATCAAATTTAGCGTCGCTGTAAGTGATTTTGAAATCCTCGCGGCGTTTCTCGCCCTCGAACGACGGCATATCATCGAATATACCAACGTTGAAATAATCATCGTCGGGGTTCAGCGTCCACAATGTTCGCTGTTCTGATTCCGTCGCTGTCAGATACTCATGCGACGGAACGTATCTGCATAGTTCGCTATCTTCGTTCCGGACTTCTGTAACACCGTTGTACATCTCAAGATACAGATTACCGAGTTGTCTTGTACCTAACATAGCACTCGCTCCGTCAAATACAACGTTATGGATATGACAGCGGTTATATTTCCGTTGTTTAGCCCCATTAACAATGGGGTTGTAGCCGCTGTAATTCCATAATGTGCCGCTTTGATTCAGTATACTTTTACTCGGTCTACGAATTCGCATACATGCCACCTCTGAATAACAATCCTGTTGGGTACAGTATCTTTTTCACAAACGGACTCAACATACCGGAACTACTTGATATGCCGCCCTCTAACTCGTAACTGTGATTACCGATTTTCTCGGATTTAAGCGATCTGTCATCAAGCAGTGAATCGATACTGCCGTTACTGTGTAAGTACGCTATCTGTACCGCTGCGGCGTTCTTCACGCTTTGAACGTTTTTAACTGACATAGTTTCAAAATCGATGCGGTTCATCGTGAGATTGTCAATGATAACTGCGGCGTAGAATTCGAGTGAGTTGAAATCCTCAGCCGGTACTTCTACGCCTGTATTTATTAACTTGTACTCATCGTACGTAAGGTAAATCATTATTCAGATTTATACACGCTGAACGCGCAACGCAGATCGCTGTCGGTCTGTATTGAGTTTATCGGGTTAGGAATTTCCCATCCGAGACGCATCACAACACGAAGTGCGACCATGTCGTTCTGTGCAAGGTTATGCGCGATACTGCCATCTCCATTCTGTATTACACCCTCAGTCAATAACTTGTACGTCATATCCTGTCTGATTGAATATACAGCCTGTGACATATCACCGCATATCATCAACGCTTTTTCATTGTCCCATGCTCCGTTATTCGGGAATACCATAGGCATACCATCAAGAGCGTAAGGAGTCGCTGAATCGCGTAACCCATCTACGAATAACGGGCGTTTGTTTTCATCTCTGAGTCCTCTGAGTTTACCTCTCATCGGTATCGCTGACAGAATCGTATTCGGTAAAAATCCGCTCTGTTCAACTTTTGAGATTACTCCGTTTTCATCATAGATATCAGCGTACAAATCGTCTGTAGCTATTACCGTATTTCCTGCCGATTCAATTGTGTCAATGATAGAATCACGCCACTGTGTCGGCTTTTCTACACCGAACAATACTGCCTGGTCTATTTTCTTGCCGAACGCCTCTACAAGTCGAGGAGTAATTTCACCCCAAATATCGTAATTAGCGTCATCGAGTACCGCTTCGGGAATCGGCACAATAACCGCAATTTCGGCAGCATATATTTTCTTTCTGCTCCATTCAACTTTGGTTGTCTGCTTCTGACCTGTGTCACCGTCAACCCAGTAAGCAACAGGTAGCATGTCGAGTACCGGCATTGATGTTACATTACTGGTCATATTGGGTAACCGACGGAATAAAGAAAGTACCGCACTCTGTGTAACGGTACCCTGCACTATTTCTCGGATTAACTGTTCTTCGATTAACGCATTTGCGTTACCTCTTAATATTGTATTTACTGGCATTTAATTTCATCCTCTCGCATCTCTAATCATTTGATTCATTTTTTCTTTCGGAGTCAAAGCTACTCCATTAGGTTCCTGTGGCTTTCCGAACGATACCGACATACCTTTTTTAGTAATGTATGTGGGATTGTCTTTCAAAAAGTTATCAACAGCTGTGTTGAAATCGGTTTTGTCATCGACAAGCTGTGAAGCTTTGAAACTGACATAATCGACATAGTCACTCGGTACGCCTTTACTCAATAAAGTTTTTTCATTTTTCAATGCGTTCAATTCATTTGTTGTAACGGTTAGTTGACCGTTTAAATTCTTATGACTCTCCAAAAACGGAGCGACCTCAGAATCGGAATTAAGCCCGAACATTTTTAATATTCGGTTTTCACCTGTGCGCTTTTCTTTGACAAGCATTCTGTCAAGATCACTCTGCGTGAATGTACGTTCCGGTATTGGTTCCGGTACCTGCTGTGGCTCGGGATTGTTACCACCCGATTGGGTTTCAATGTTTACATTTTCTTCTGCCATGTTATATACTTCCTTTCCGTTTATAGTCCGGTGACTTATTAAAAGTTTGCATAAAAAAACCGCTCGGAAAGCACAATATTGTGCCGTCCAAACGGTTGTTTATTTAGTTGTTGAGGTTATTTTGCTAATTCAACAGAAACTATTTCACTGTTATATATTTCTGTCAAAAATCCATTGCCCTCTTTAATGTCTATGCTTTCTTCATCGGGTTCATTGTCTTCAGCACTCGTATATCCGTCGAGAATACCCTGCCTGATTTGCCCGTTTGTGCATAGAACTTTCACTTCTTCGCCAAAAAATTCCTCTTTTATTATATTTGATAATTCTCTCATAATTTATCACCTTTTGTCTTTGATTGGTTTCGCGGGTACAATATGTACTCCTTTTTTAGAATAATGTATCGTACCGACGTTGGTAGGAGTTTGTCCTGATTTATTAACTGAAAAACCTATATTGTCAGTATGTGTGAACGTTTCTTTATTATTCCACACGCCCGAGTTAGTTCGTTTCGGTTCGCTTTTTCCCGCGTACAAATCTATAAGCGTTTGAGCGTCAGCTGTTAAGATACTTCGACCTTCAATGTAATTGTTCGTTCCGATTATATGCTTATCCTGTTGACCCTGATGAACAACAAGCGGATAATTATTAATAATTTCTTCGTGAACTTGTTTCTTGAATATATTATACTCTTCTTCTATCAATCTGTCAAGTTTCTTCGCCGCATGAGTCGATTTACTCGCAATACTGCGGTTAAATTCAACCACTTGTTCGCGATTAGTACGCCGAGTCCGTCCTGTTTGTGAGATGAACGATTTTAACTCATTCTGCTTATTCCGCAACTTCATCGACTGTAAGCCGTGATCCTCACCGATAGCGTCAAGTCCGGCGATTTCACGCTTCAAACTACGTATTTCACGCTCATATTTGCGTTGAGCCTGACTCTCTTTGTATTTCTCAGCCTGCCATGCAGGATCAGACCATTCAGCCGGATACGTAGTCGGAGTAGAAACACCCTCTATGAAAATCCAAAACGTATGACGGCAATTAACGCCTTTGAGACCGCCTGCCGTGCCGTATCCGGTAACATCACGCGAATTAGCGTAATAACCGTATTCGCCGTATTCCTCGCCCACAATAGCGTATATCTTACCGCTCCACACAGCGTGAGTCGGACGTTCGCCGACGTGCTTTGACACCTCAACGAGATTGTTACCCCATTCTTCAGATCGCGCAAGACATAATTCGCCGTTAGCCTGATTGACTGACGTGACAATATTACGCCTTACAGCGACATCAATGTGATCGTGACGTGTAAATGTTTTACCGGATTCCCTTGTTTTGATGTATCTCGCTTCGGTGATTCCGGCTTTCGCCATATCTACCACAGCGTCATGAATAGCGGCTGTGATTGACTTTGTACCGGCGTAAGTTTCCATGTAAGCCTTATTCGCCACACGGTAATACGCCTGCTGTGCCGATGTATGTGCCTGCGAATTAGTGAAGTTCATCGTGTGCTGAGCGTTTGTAATCGCGCCGCGCATTATTGTCTGTAACTTGGGCGATGTTTTAAGCGGTATAGGCTCATCAGTCAGCACACCGAGATCATACGCCTTGCGGTATAATTCTTCATCAAGCTGTAATACAAAATACCCGGCATCGCTGATAAGTTTCTCAATCATGTAACGCGATTTCTTAGCAACTGCGGCAATTTTTGCAGCAGCTTCGGTATCGAGTAACCTCATTTGCTCTAACTTTTCAATCTCGAACGCCGCCGATGAGGTGATATAATTCGTTTTCGCTATACGTTTCGCTATGCTGGCGATTAAGTCGTGTTCGAGATCAGTATACAAATCCTTGATAGGCTGTACCCTCTGAGCGATGTATTCCAGATCAATCTGACGTATCACTCTGCATCATTCCAATCAATCGCAGGCGGTTCAGGAGGCTTGCGTGATTCAATCTTCGCGACTTCCTCGACCGCTTCATCTTCGGTGAGATTGTACACTTTCATGTGATATTTGACAGCATCAATCAGCCCGTTTTGATATTCAGTCAACGCCTGCGCTTTTATCTGCGCTGTATCTTCGATGATAGAGTCGTCGAAGTTGATTGTTATTTCGGCATCTTCTTTAAGAGGGAGATTCATCACAGTAACTCCTAACCGGATTATGATTTGAACGAGTTCAATCAACACTGATTCAAGTATGATTTCATGTTTTTTCAGCGTACGGAACAGCGTTGAATTTTCGGATATTATCTGTGTCGCTGTCTGAACGCTTCCACGCTCAAAACTGTAATGATTCTCACCAAATCCGCATTTGGAACTGAGCAGATTGAAGTTATCATTTATCGCCTTTTCGTGATCGTCGGCGCGTAGTTTCATGTCAAGTTCCTGTATGAAATTATTGCCCTCAATGTCGTTCGGCAACTGATAGAATACTAAATCGTTCGGATCAAACACCGGATTTCCGTCTACCATATCAGTAGCTTCAGCGCGTACCATGACGCGCTTTTTACCGAGTTCAAATTCATTGTTATAGCTGTCATACACAAGGTCAATCCCTCTGAGTACGTCTATAGCGGTCGCAAACACCGATACACCGTAAGGTATGTTACGCATTAAGTGATTAGCGATGTTCATTCTGTCTATGACAAACTGACGGTCAGGCGAATGTGTGTATATTTTTGATGCAACAGACTCAAATCCCATTACGTCGTTGAGCTGTTCAATTAATGTAAGTGATCCGGATCGCTGACTGCGTTCAAACATAAGGTTCTCAATAACGTAATTACCGTCCTCGATGATGTGCAGCTGAAGATATATGTATGACTTACCGCCGGTAAATTTTTCACTGGCGAAAGCACATTCGATGACGTTGCCGTTTTCCCATGACAGCGGATAAATAGCGTCAGCGGCGATGTAGTCGAGTTTGATTTTACCGCCGGTCACATTCTCGCCGATCAGATCAGCGTCGGCGATGTACGGAATATACGCGACAGTACCTAATGCTGATTTTAACTCCTGTGCTTCATTGATTCGTACCCAAAAGTTATTATCTTCAAGCACGTTTGTAATAAATTCATGAGTTGTATCGTCGTTTATGTTAATCGTGACTTTCTCATTCATGAGCAGATTAGCCCAGTCCTCGCATACCTTTTTACCCATGTTAAGCGTAGAACGCCGACACTTTACATGGTTCTTGCCGTTATACACTTTATATCGATGAAACGTACTGACATCGCCTTGATACCACTCATTCCACATTCGTATATATTCAGAAAAGAGATCATACTCAACGTTGAACCCTCTTGATTTTAAAAAGTTTTTAATGGTCATTTATTTTATCCCTGCCGTTTCCAGTTCTTTATAATATGGCTCGATAGCGTATTCAAACGAGTCCAAGCTGTCAATGTTGCTTGTACCGTCATCGAGTCTGACATCTTCGTTAGTCACCTTGTCATCGTACACAGCTTGATTAAATGCCGCTATGGTGTTGGTACACGTCTTGACGATTTTCAGCCTGTCCTGCGCCATGAGCAGGCATGTGAGCATGATACGGTCATTGATGCGTTTCTTCAAAGCATATTTCACTGTAACATGTAATTTCTTCGCTTTAGCTGTATTGAATAAGCCGCGAATCAATATTGTTTCAGCACTGTCAGCGTAAACTTCGCCATTGCCGTAGAGGGACGTTACAGAACGCACGAATACCTCAAACTCATTGTTCAGCTGTGTCGGATCAAGCGGCGTAGCGATATATCGTTCGGTGAGTAAAATAACGTTTCTCGCATTGCGTGTAATACCAACCGCTGAGAATGATGTAGCCGATTTATTACCGCCGAAGTCAACACCGAATACAATACGCACAAGCTGCTGATTCGTCGCTCTGAGGTATTCCACAGCGTCGTCTATGATGAAACGCTTGTTGTCGTCGGCGAATATCCTGTATACAAGTCCCTCAGCTCTCTGCCATTCACCTAAAATGTATCTCGTATAAGAGACAGTTCCGAAGTATTCTTTTTTCAATTCCTCTTTAGTGTCAGCCGGATAAAACGGATTGTCATCGATATTGTAACGCTGGTGGTATATATCGGCGTCACTGTCAAGAAATTTCTTGAAAAAATGCTCCGGATGTTCAGGGTTACAAGTCAAATCAGCGCATGACATCGGTGTACGCAAACGTGACTTTACGAAATTGAATACTTCCTCATTCCATTTCACTACTTCGTCGCCGTACAGATATTTTATTGTGGAACCTTGTATCTTTGAAACTTGACTTACTTTTTCAGCACCAAGACAATAAACGTTTTCGCCGAACATCCGGCAAATATTACGGCTGTTGATAATACCGACCAGATCACCGTATGTTTCACGCATAGGCTGTAAAACGTTGCGCTCAATAGTATCGCGTGTTACGCCCATTATGACGTTTAAACCTTTTGCGCCTTTGCGTTCCATTATCCGAAACGGAATCATATAGAAATAATCGATATAGGTTTTGCCTGCTCCGGTAGCACCGCATTTTACATTCCAACGGTGATTAGCTTCGAGAATATACTCAAGCTGTTTTTTACTAAATTCCGTCGCCATTTTCAGCCTTTTTCTTGACTTCGTCGAGTATATTACTTACGAGGTTCAAGGTAATATCTGTTTCTTTAGGATCAGGATCGTCGCCGGCGAGGCGTATTATCTCTTTAGCGGCGGCGAGTTCAGTTTTTGGATCACCGCAATCCAGCAATGAATCAAGTTTATGTAGTGCTTTATTCGCTTTCATACTATACGACCTGCGGCGATCAAGTTTACTTTTCTCAATTTCCTCGTCAAGCGCAAGCATAAACAAATCCGACCTCTTCCAAAGACTTATAGTCGTTTCTGTCACTTTGATTTTCTCAGCAACTTCAACTTGCGTTAAACCTTTATATACCAAGAGGTCAATACACTTCATTTGTTTTGATGTCAACGCTTTTTCTTTAATTTTATTTAAGTCTTCCAAGTGTACTCCCTCCTTGAAATAAAGTAAGCAGACGTTTCCGCCTGCTTGTGATGATATTAGTATATCACATTTTCGGTGATTTTTTTATCATGTTTTTATCATTTTGGGTGTAGTCCAATAATCCGTACATTTCCGTTGCGAATTTTTCCAGTGCGGCGCTTCTCATACGGTACATCTGCGCTTCGCGATAATTCAACTCGTACATCAAATAGTATATAGGATTTTTGTTCCCGAGATTATCTACGTAACATACCTCGAGTATTCGCCTTTCCCTGTCGGGCAGTAAACCCAAACACCGCTCTACAGATGCAATCTGAAACCGCGTAGACGTTATCTGTTTCGTTATGAAGTCTTTATCGCTGACGTAATTAACATCGACGCTATAACCCTGACCGTTACCGTGAGAGGGCACATCTGAAATCTGTGATGTTTTTATAATGCGGGATTCCAATTCTTCCAAATCTTCTTCAAGTTTAATTAATGCTCTCTTGTGTTTATCTAAATTTTTCAGTGCTCTGATCGCGCGGATTTCCCATTCGTATTTCTTCCTTGACATTTATACAGCCTCCTTGACATATTTACGTAAGTGTGATATACTACTGTTATCGGACTTCCCGCACTTTCGTATTAGCCGTACAAAGTGGAAAATGGGAAGGCTTTTTTTATCTCGAGTAAGGCTTTTCAAAAATGAAACCCGATCCGGGCGAGCCAACTAATGGTATTTCACGAACTCTGCCGCCGTTCGCCTTAGCTTGCTCCCATTCGTGTTTGCAGAAATAACCGAACTTCACATGGGGTTCTTCATCAGTCTCATTTGTGCATAACACGGCTGCGTTCACAGCTTCGTAGAATTCACCTCTGCGTCTAAGTATACGCGATTCTTCGCGGCATATTTCTACTATGTAATATTCAGGTACCATCATTTCACCCATCAAAATCACCCCCATGAATCTTTAAGCGTATCGAAAGCGACACCTCTATTTCTACGCCCCAATATGCCACTTCTAACTCGAACGGAATCATACGATCGCCCAAGCTGTACTGCAATTTCAGCGTGTGATTTTCCCTCAGCTAAATAATCCGCAAGTTTCTTATCGTCCTCGTACGTCCATGCTTTTTTACAACGCTTAGGCGTGAATTCGGATAAGTCAACTCCGACAATATCGGCTATAGCCTGTATCGGTTTCAGCGTTAATTGACTCAAAATTTCAATCTGTACGGGCTTATCTCTCGCTTCATTGTATGACCGCTTGATCTCATTATTCGTCATGTCGTCTCACCCGCGCATAAAATTTTCAACAAGGACTCAGCATCAATTTTTAGCTTATCGGTTTTCATATTACACCCCATTACTGCGGCGTATTTTTTTCCGTGTGTAATATAAATTGCGAATTTATTACCCTCCACAGCTGATATGTCAGTCTTAGCTGTGAAATCAAAGCACTTATCAATGTTTTCAGAAACATATACCGCGTAATCAGGAAACGTAAAGATACGTGCGTGCGCTTTGCTCATGCCGCTTTTTGCTATAAGTAAATCGGTTCGTGTGCCTTGCTGATCCAGAGGTTTAAATCTATCACATATCCGCTTCACTCGCTCCAATCTATCTTCGGATAATTCACTTACAATGTTGTCTCTAATTTCAAACCCTTTTCCCGTCTCAGGCAGAGCGTGTAAGGTGACTTTCTGTACAAATGTTGAGTAATCAAGCGGGCTTATGACGAACATTGCCACATTATTAAGGACATAAATTTTGTCATCTGATCTTAAAACCGCCATATCTGATTTTTTCAATAAGTTTGTTAATTCTTTTGTATACACTTTTATTTAATCTCCTTTTTAATTTTATTAATTCTCGCTTTCAGATTTTCAATCAATTGATCTTGTGTCGCCGCTTTATCAGGTAACGCTGCCGCCACATCTTCGTCGCGGCTATCTACCACGACTAAATGGTGGACTATAACTTTCTGTGTCTGACCTTGTCTGTGGAGACGCTTGTTAGCCTGCTGATATAATTCTAACGACCAGTTAAGCCCGAACCATATCACATGATTGCCGCCGTCCTGAAGATTAAGTCCGAATGCTGCCGAAGCCGGATGGGCGAACAGTAAAGTGATTTTACCGTCGTTCCAGTCTTTTTCATCTTCAGGCGTTTTTAGCTTTCGGCAATTAATTTTATATTTAGCGCAAGCTGTCATAAGTCTGTCAAGATCATGCTGAAAGTTGTAAAATACAAGCGCCGGCGAACCGTTAAGACTCTCGACTAATTCAAAGAACGCCTCCAACTTGCAGTCGTGCAGGTGTATCACATTACGATTCTCATCGTAAGCCGCGCCGTTGCACAGCTGTAAGAGTTTATTGCTGAGCACCGCAGCTGAACTCGCGTCGATGGTGTTGGTGTCAATCTCAAGCAGCATGTTACGTTCCATCTCATCATATTGCTTTCGCGCTTTATTATCGAGCACAACAGGGATATCGTTAAATATTACCGGCGGTAAGTCTAAATAATCCTCAGCTTTCATGCTGATACAGATATCAGATATTTTCGAGTATATTGCATCATGCGAACCGTCTCGGGGTTTATAATTAAATATCTGACTTGCGCTCCGCTTATCGGGCGTGAAGTACATCTCGCGATACTGCGTGAGCGTTTTGCCGAGTCGTTCCCCCTGATCGAGCAGGAACAATTGCGCCCATAAATCTTCAAGTCCGTTCGGTGCCGGTGTTCCGGTAAGTTCAACAACACGATTGACGTAACTTCGTACACATCTCAGAGCCTTGAACCGCTTCGCCTGACGATTCTTAAAACTTGATGACTCATCGATCACCACCATATCAAAACACCAGTCGTTGCGATAATAGTCCACAAGCCATGCCACATTCTCGCGATTGATAATCCATATGTCACCCGGTTTGTGAAGTTCTTTAATCCGGTTAGCCTGTGACCCGAGAACCGTGTTGATCCGTAGCAATCCGAGATGATCCCATTTCTTCGCCTCACGCTGCCATGTCGCTTCCGCGACTTTCTTCGGCGCTATGATTAAAACTTTATTGACTAAAAAACGATAGTATATCAGCTCATTTATAGCCGTCAGAGTGATAGCAGTTTTGCCGAGCCCCATATCAAGGAATAAGCCTAACGCCGGAGTGTCAAGAACTCGATTAATACAATAATCTTGATAGTTATGCGGCGTGAAGTTCACCTCGTCATCACCTCTAACATTTTGTCGATTTGCTCTTTAGAATTGACAACGAAAACTCTTGAGCCTAAAGATTCTAACTTTTTTATTCTTGCGGCTTGTACCGGACTCAGCCTGCCGTCTTCGTCCTTACATTCCACAAAGAACGTTTTGCGGTTCGGCAGCAGCACAATCCGGTCAGGTACACCGAGATAACCGGGCGAAACCCATTTCAGCGCTAATCCGCCTAAACTTTTTACTTTATTTACCAAATATTTTTCAATATTTCTTTCCATAATGATTTTTACTCCTAAATTTGTGAGGTTGAACTGTAGAGGTTGAACTGTTCGATGAAGCCTTATGGCGTAAGGCTTAAAGCCACTTTTTAAAACCTTATGGTTCAACCAGACCATGGACTTTGCACATATTACTCTTACGCGCGTATACGTGTATTATTATATATTTTTTATTATTATATATAATATAAGTTGAACTGGTTGAACTGGTTGAACAAAGCTATATACATCAAGGGTTTATGACGGTTCAACCATTAAATCAGAGGTTGATCCGGTTGAACTGTTACGCGGACGCATAACTTTCTTGTACCCCCTTAACCGACCATATGACCCAAAATATAGTTGCGATTTTGCCTTTTCCCAACCTCTGATTTGCGCCATGATAGCGGTTAATTCCATCTGTTCAGGCTTTTTTAAGTATTTTGGATCGCCGCCGAGACAATCGCACCAAATTTCCATAGTACACACTTGCGTTCGCTCTACGAGTTCAATATTTTCTATTGAATTATTTTCATTTTTCAGAAACATATCTCTCATGTTTTTAGTCCATCGGGCAGAGTTCGTATACCAATCAGAGGGTATGGGTTTGTTCAGAAATTCCTCGATCAACCCCATCTTATCGTTCACTTCCATGTGTTTTTCCTGCTCGATAATACTCTGCTTTTCCGCTTCACCTGTAAGATACAGCAGTTCGCCCATCTGCCATCGATAATACGCCTCAGCCCACATCTGACAGACAATATCGGGAGTAAGATCGTTGAATACACTGTATTTAGCGTTTACCGGATTAACATCTATACACCAAAAACGTCTGTTACCGGTAATATCACGCAGATACTGCTCGGCGTTGTTAGTGCCGAAGAACACGCATTTACGCGGTCTTGATTCGACATAACGGGCATACGCCGCTCTGTATTTATCCTCTTGCATTGACAGGAATTGTTTTATCAAATTAACTTCCGCTTTGTTCATAGCCTGAAGTTCGCCGACTTCAATAATCCACGACCCCTGTATAATCTCAATAGCTTTTGTACCCTCAAAAGTTGTAATACTGTCATTGAACCAATCGCCGCCCATCTTGCGGAGCAATGTACTTTTACCCGCACCCTGTATGCCGGCTAATATCGTCATAACATCGAATTTAATACCCGGTTGCATTACACGCGCGACAGCTGCTGTAAACGCTTTCCGAGTACAAGCTCGCACATATTCGTTATCTTCAGCGCCTAAGTAATCAATAATCAAGTTGTCAAGGCGTTCGTTACCATCCCATTCAACGCTTTTTATGTAGTCCTCAACGGGATTATACGCCACGCTCGCTACATGCACCGAAAAAACCATCTTGATAATGTCTTCAGTCCAAAAACCTAAAACCTTACCGATGTAGGATCGTAAACCGTCAAAATCGGAATCTGTCCACTGAAATTTACCTTTTTCATTTGCTCTTGACTTCCACGGAAGCGGCGCGAATCCGAATATCTTACCGGCAAACGAGTCTTTCCGCATACGGTTTTTAAGCAACGGATCATATTGTAACAGCACCTCGACATTATCCGGATGTTTTTCTATAACTCCGGTTTTAGCACTGCGTTTGATTTTACTCAGCCATGACATGTCATTTTCGGTCTCGCTCTGACTCAGTATATCTTTGAACGCTTCAGCTGCTGTAGTATTGTATTTTGTTTTATTAAGCTCCGTGACAATTTCTTCATCTTCGAGAACGAATTTTGTCATAGCTTTGTACGACTCAAGATTGTGTGTAGGTGTATCGGGATTCGCGTCATCGTCTAAATAACCGTATTTGTGGATACGATAGAGATCAAACGCGTTTACAAGCATTCCGGAACATGGATCGGTAGCGTGATGCGAGTACAAGAAAGTACCGTTTTCATAAATCACCGCACCGCCTGCCGTACTTCCGCTTGTATATGTAAATCGATCGTCGATATCTGTAGGAATATATATGTCCGGTAATAACTCTTCGATTACAGATAACACGTTATACCGGCGGCAAAAAGCGCCGACAATATTATCTTTGGTCAGAGGATCTGTCTGCTTTGTTATAAGTGTCTTATGCGTATTCTTTTCATTTTCAGCGGTCGCCCATTCCGATACATCGCGCCAGTCTTTATACGCCGCTAACATGCCCGTACGGCTCAGAAACTCTTTATCGCCATACCGGTACACATACACACCGTCAGAGCAGCAGGACGGGTAATACATCAGCCTGGACGCTTCGTATGTTGTAGGATCACACCACTCGATACCGACGTACTCGGCTAACTTACGTGCTATAGGTTCATACTCATCAGGTAAACACGTTGTATCCAGTGGAATAATCACACGCAATCGAGGAGCCGCCGGTGTATGCTTACGCGTACTGTACACGCAATAGGCACAATTAAGCGCGTCTATACGCTTCAGAGCCTCATCAGTCATACCCGTAGGTATGTTATCCATATCAAGTGTTAATAAGTCCCTGCCGGTGATGTGAGTAGCTTTACGCCGTCTGTCTTTCACGCTGCCGGTAAATCCGCCGACATCCTTGAGTCGATCCTGCTCACCTCTCGGTAACCTCATATACGTTTCGATAGTTTCCGTACTTCGTATAGGTAAACTCAAACGTGTCAGCATATCCGACCACAGCAGTGTGGTATTATCCCACTTAACAGACTTACGGCTCGGAGCTGTCGCTATTATAATTTTCCTGTTGTGCTTTATGTTTTGCATATGCGCATCAGTCCTTCATGTAATAATCATTTTTAAATCCCGCTGCTTTTAATATGAGTCCCGGAGCCCACGAAATCGGCTGACTTATAAGTTCACAGATACCGTCAGCATCAATATCTCGTTCAGCATCGAGGATAACTTCGTCGTGTACGTGCATGATAGTTTTATGCCCTGCGTTCTCAAGCCGTATAAGCGCCACAGCGAGGCAATCTCTCGCGATAGCCTGTACTATGTTCTCTACGAGTTTGCCGCCCCACGCGGACAGTTTGCCCCATTTACGCGTCTTCTGATCCGTACCGTAATAGAACAAACTGTCACGGTCAAAATTACCTTTCTCGATTACAGGTTCTGAGTAATATAAACATCGACCGCTCGGCAGTCTGACTTCGAGGTATTTATAACCGTAAGTGAAATCAGCGACCATCGACGTAGTGACAAGCCCGTTAATATCATTGGTTTTACAATTCCGCACTGTATCGAGTATAGCGTTCTGGACTTTGTACCATAAACCGCAGATATTTTTATTAGCTGCGCGCCATTTCGCCACTATTTCCGGAAGTTCTTCCTCAGTTAAGCCTTGAGTCAGCGCGCCCATCGCAACCAGCGCAGACACTCCGCCGCCGTATCCTAACGCTAAAGTAGCGACTTTGCCTTTAGACCGCAGTTCGTATTCGGGATTACCTTTTTTTATTTTCTCAAGCGGTACATTAAACATCTGTGCCGCCGTTGCTTCGTATATTTTACCGTGTGTGGCGAATACATTCATCGCCCACTGTTCATTCGCTAACCATGCCGTAATACGCGCTTCTATTGAGTTGAAGTCTGCTACGGCGAGTATTTTACCCTCCGGCGCTATAAACGATGTGCGTATAAGCTGCGAGAGGGTATCAGTGACCGAACCGTAAACGAGTTTTATATTTTCGCTCTGATCTTTCAAAACTAATTCACGGGCTAAATCCAAAGGTTCTATATAATTACGGGGGAGATTCTGCAGCTGTATAAGCCGTCCCGCCCATCTGCCGGTTCTCTGGGCGCCGTAGTGCATGAGCGTTCCTCTTGCGCGCCCATCGGCGCACATGACAGCTTTCATCGTATGATATTTCTTTATGCTTGTCTTCGCTGATTCTCTGCGGATTTCAAGTATCCGCTTGACATCCGGATCGTTTATATCGCCGCTCAGAATGGAGTCCACCGTCTTTTTCTTCAGATCGGGGATTTCTTCATCGCCGCCGATATTAGACTGTACCCATTCGAGCAATTGTTTCTGACTGTTCGGGTTATCGAGTCCGGATATCTCGGAAGCCTCTCTCATAAGTTCATCTTTGACTTTCTCGTATATACCGATAGCGTTTTCGACGAATTTATGATCGATGAGTATACCTCTGTGATTTATAAGTACATCAAGCCGCCACAACTGTTTTTCGTCTTCCGGTATTCTGATTGATTCCAGTCGTTTATAGATGGCGACTTCTGAATCAACGTCACGGGTACAATATGCTTTGAACCTGTCCCACTTCGCCGTATCGTGATGCGGAAGATTACGCGTACGTTCCCCATTCGTTTTGGTAGGCGAACACGGTATACAAAAATATCGTATAAGAGCGTTGCCCTCTGACATCTTGAGATTAGACGCGGGCAATTTCATGGCTATTCCCAAGTTCGCAAGTCCCGCCGGATAACCGCAGTACATACCGTGAAACATTGTACAGTCCCACTGAGCTATCCAGTCAATGTATTTTGGATACTTAAAATGTTTTGACAGACAATACCACTCGAACGCCGCGTTATACGCGTGCTTGCGCACGGTATTATCAAACAATGCAATAATTATACTCGGCGGGATTACCCCACCGTTTGCTATATCGACAATGACGGCAGGAGCGAAGTCAATGCTGTAAGCGAGTAATATCACTTTAAAGTCTGCGGACTGTACGTATTTGTACAGTCCCGACGACTTTATATCTACGCTGCTGAAAGTCTCAATATCGATATTTAGATGTTTCATACTATCGGCATTCCGGTAATGGGATCAACAGCCGGAGCGGGAGTATACGGAATATTGGGGGCGTTCATCGTAGCAGGTGCAAACCCCTTGAACGCTTCAGCCGCTGTGATCTTACTGCCGAGAGGTTCACCGTCGCGTATTTTCATTACCGGACCGAGTCCGCATCCGATTCCTTTGTTGCCGCTGGTGAGATACGGGAAAAAGTTTAAGCTTACATATGCGTATACACCGCTGTATATCTGCGACTGATCGAGTATCGGCATTACGTTTTTATCGACAACTTCCGGTTTCTGCTTTGACGACGCTGTTATTACCCAATGACCTTTACACTCTTCGCCGTAAGGCTCGCCGTTTTTACGTACACCATCTCCGTCATGGAGCGGTATGCCCGCCGAAGTACACGCTATGCCTTTCCATGTCGCGAGATTGGCGACTCCGTTCTGCATTGCTTCGGCGATAGCGGCATCGATAAGCGATTTAGTGTTGGTATCTGACTTCGGGATTAAAAGTGTTACGCTGAATTTCGGTTCGCTGTTGGTATTTATGGCTCTCGCCTCGAATAAATTTGCGTAGCTTAATCTTACTTCACCTGTTGTTAAATTTGTTGACATAATCTTTATTCTCCTTAATTTTCACATAATATCTTTGAACGCCTCAGCGGCGGTAATTGCGGAATACGACGGACGTTTGTCCGTGATTTTTGCCATTGTAGGTTTACCCTCATCACGGGTAATATAGTCTGTAACATGTTCTGCGAATACGTTTTTGCCGAGTCGTTTTTCAAGTTCTGGTACCGAAACCGGAACATTGTCGAACAACATCGACTTATCGATTATGTTGTTCGATGTTAAATAATCGAACAGAGTGTCTATATCAAGATATTTGCGGACTCCGTCTCTGCCTTTCACCAACTTCCAACCGGAAATTTCTTCACCGTTCATCATACACTCGAACGCGTATTCTTCAAGATGTGTGATCCATTTTTTATACTGTTCGCTGACTGATAAGATATATCCAATCTCATCGAGTGTAAGGTCTTTTACCGGAACTCCGGTATCTATGTATTTTGTGATTTCATTATGCGCGTTTGCTCTCGCGGCGCATGTTGCTTTGATTTTACAGAACTGACAGTGATCTCCGGATTTATATTCGCCGTCGCCTTTATACGCTTTTTCGGCTATAGGCTTGATGAATTCACCCCAAGCGAGCAGTTCTTCTATAGACATTTCGGATTCTGATATATTGTCTAATCTCGGTTGCACGATGACTTTTCTCACCGTTTTGATATCATAAAACAAAGAATATTCAGCATACGCTCCGAGCGCGTACAGCCTCATTTGCGGATTGTTTTCAGCGGATACAGGTATACCTTTGCCATACTTGAAATCGATGACAAGGAGCGTATTACCGCCTATTATGATACAGTCGCTTGTGCCGTACCCGTCCGGTACATAATGATCGAAGTTTACTCTGCGTTCGGCGACGATGAACGGCTGCTCTTTACCGAATCCGAACGCCATGCTTTTTATGTAATCCATATAGGATTCAACATGTGTAATCATTTCCGGTTTAAAGAGTTCGTGTTTTTTGAATTTGTTCAGTTTAGCCGTGAATGTCCTTTGCGGTGTAGGCACTAAATAGTTTGTCAAATACAGCTCCGCGATCTCATGCGCTAATGTTCCCTCTGCGGCGTATTCGCTGTATGTTTCGGGCAATTCCGCTTCACGCTGCGCCGATGGGGGACATGCGAGCCATCTGTGAGCTGCGCTTGCGGAAAGTAAAGCGTGACTCCGTTCAGCGTGTTGAGCGGTCATATATTACCTCCTAACGTTCTCAACGCCATAGCAAATTCACCGAGACGTTCTTTCGGTATCATGGTTATTGCCGGAACACCGAAATTGTCATTGATACATTTGATTAACGCGTTGCGGTTTTCGGTTGAGTTGCCGACGAATTCCGCTCCGGCTTTCGCCAGTTCCGCGATAGTGTACTGAGGTGCTGCGGTTGGTACTTCGACAACAGGCGGCGGAGTTTCTTCTTTTACCGGTTCGGGCTGTGATACCGGCTGTTCTACGGGTAACGCCATTTGTATGTACTCAACAGGTGCTTCCGATGTTCCGGCTGTCGAGACGTTTAAACCGCGTAAGCTTTCGGATAACGCCATTATTGCGCTCACGATTTCCGGAGCTTCGATTGTTATTTTAATTTCCATATTTATTTATTCTCCTTAAAATTTTATGTTGACATTTGATGATTTTACGGGTATAATGATATTGGTATTTTATCATCGCGCGTTGCACGTATCGGATTGCAGTCCGGTATGTGCTTTTTTTTTATGTCCTGCGGCACCATTATATAGTCGACATAACGCAACTCGTGATAACATTCGTCTCTGCCATCTTCATAAGCATCATTTAACACATCTTGTATACCCTCAAAATCCTCTTTGAGATGTGCAGGAACGTCGTCCATATCAAATGCAAGTGGCTTTACGCCAAGAGCTCCGTACACATATGATCTTATTTCTAAAATACTAATTGCGTTTTCGAGTTCACGACCCACCTTTCTCATGCCATCACCTCCATTGCTTCGAGTTTGGATTCGAGTTCCCTGCGGTATTCGTAAGATTCTGTGATCGCTTTGTTTTTGAATGCGTTGGTTTTTTCATGGTTTGATATTTTTCTCGCCTGAACTTCAACGATATCGGATTTTTCTTTGTTGTCGGCAAGCAATTCATTGATATGTTCGATTGCTATACCCAGCGCGAATGTATCTTCGTGATTCGCCATCGCTTCGCGCTGCTTGTCTTCGAGAAACGCGAGTACCTTTTGCGTGTTCATCATTTCGTTTCACTCCTTTCCACAGTGTGGGGATAATTGTGTGGATTAACCACCGATAATATATTCAAGCGGTTTCCCTATAAAACATGATATAATTATGAGTTGTCCTATAGTCAAATTTTCCGGATTTCTCTTCCTGTCGTAGAAAGCGGAGTGTTTTAAGTCTATGAACTTATCGAACCATTCCTCGATTTGACCCATATTCATGTCTTTTTGCTTGAATTCATATTCAATTCTACACCACATAGATTTAGGTATTTCCTTTTTAAGTCGTTGATTTTCAATGACTTTTTGCTTTGCCGTCATGTGTTATCACCTCCTAAATGTCGGCATCCGGTTTCGTGTATCTGAACGCTTCAATATGTTTATAAATATCATAAAGCGTATTGAGCTCAACGTTAGTGAGCGAACTGGTTCTTAACAATTTTTTCAAGTATTTTTCAATTAATCGTATTTGCCTTTTATTTTCGCGTTTGTTTGTCATGAGATTGAGTAATGCAACATTTATCCGGTGCAGTTCCAGTATAGCTACTTGTTTAGTCATGTGTACAGCTTTCACGGTCATAATTTTTCACCTCTCTTTCTTCAAACCACCGACGAACAGATGCTTCTTCCAGCCATCGAAGAATAGCTGCCGAAGTTAACGGTTGTTCCTTGATTAAGAAAACGAACAACTCACACTCAAACGGTGTAAGACTTTCCAGTACCTCCATGAGTTTGGAGTTATCGTCTCCGTAAGCACAGCCGGTCATACCGTCGAATAACGCATAAAATTTAATTACAGTTTCGTCTGTTATCATAATAGCTCCTAACAACTTCGATTAAGCCGATAGAACCGCAAGCGCCCTCAGCGGTCATAACATCAAGTATGCCCGAGTCAGAATCGACGTCTACACTGCAGTCGGTATCGATTAACATTTGACGTAGGCTTTCGTCTTCTATTAGCATTATCGCTCCGTGTTCTTGCCATGTGCCGTTATTAAGTGCGTTGATGTAAGGCGTAGTATAGTTATTTTTGGTACACAAGTCACAGAAAGTATGAGTTGGGAAGTCGAAGAAACCTTTCACAACAGATTTATCTACGACAATTTTCTTACCGCAAACAGGGCATCGACCGTACATTATGCCGTCAATAACTTCGATTTCATCTTTTCTTACGGACATAGTCTTTTACGCTCCTTTATCTAATTCATTCGGTACGGTTACATCATATTTCATCGCCATTTCTTTAACAATCGCTATGTAAATCTCAATGAGCTTCTTATCGTCCGCGATAATATCGACTTTGTTCAATTTATCAAGTTTAGATTTACATACGCCTTCGTCAGCCATACGGTAACGCTTATTAGTCAATCGCGTTTTAAGACTGCAACCGGCGCGCGCGTCGATTAACTCGTAGATGTCGGCCTGAACATTTCTTATATACTCATGACCGCCCATCTTTTCAGATATCCGTACAATTAACTTACGGCAACCCTCACGCCAAGCGGTAGGATTCAGCGCGATAACTTCTTTCATGCCATCAATACGTGTGTCCATAGTGTCAAGCTGTTTCTGCTGTTCACTCAGCTGATATTTGATTTTCTTCTGTTCCTCAAGCTGATAAATCATAATATCTTCGGCGGAGTAAGTTTTATTAAACTCACCTTTGCGTAATGCTTTCAGGACACCGCGAACCCATTCTCTGAATTCTTTTGCTTTTTCTGTGCTTGCCAAGAATGCGATTTCATAAATACCGTCTTCGTTGAAAACCCTTGTATCATAAGACTTTCCGTCAGTAGAGGTCAAATTGACCACCACTGAAAATGAGTTTTCTTTCAAGTATTCATTTCGTGAAGCCAGTTTATTAATTGCTCTTATCGGATCGCTATACTCTAAACATTCACCCAACTGTTGAGCGGTCATGTAGAGATCGTTATCATCACTATAGATGTCTGCTGTGATTTCGCCGAATTTCTCGGATTTGATTAATTGTAAGTTTTGCATTTGGTTTTACCTCTTTCTTTTATTTTGATATTCATTACGGCAACTTCGTTGCTCGTTTTTCCACATTGTGGACAACGGTGCAAAAAAAATATCGAAGAACTGTTCTTGTGTATTTATGCAAAATAACAGAGTTATTTTTTCGATGTCATCACAACTCAAATCCTGTCTATTATTTACAATCCTATTCGCTTTACTATACGACCACCCAATATCGCGTGCAAATTCGCTGACAGTTTTATAGCGTTCATACACGAGTCCTCTTATTTTATTCATTTTATCACCTCTTTTCTGTCTACTTTGTGGACATTTATATAATAGCATACTTTTTATTTTTTGTCAACCACTTTGTGGATTTTTTTTTTATTTTTTTTAAAATGTATTGCTTTTGTGGTCAAAGTGTGGTATACTGCAAACGAGGTGATCAAAAAATGAAACAAATAACCACATTTCAACAAAGATTTAAAGAAATTGTCGGCGACCGTTCCGCAACAGAAATCGCGACGTTGTTAGAAATTTCAAAACAATCCGTAAGCGCCTATTTGTTGGGAACTCGTAAACCAAAAAGATTATCTATAGACGCAATGGCTCGGTGCCTGAATGTCAACCCCACGTGGTTAATGGGCTATGATGCCGAGAAGATTTCACCGTCGGAAGATCTCACGGCTCAACTAACTGAAGAGGATAAAATGGATATAGCTTACCACTTAGATATTATGTTGAAGAACCTCGACGCTAACGAAGGCTTGATGTTTGACGGCGAGCCTATGAACAAAAGAACAAAAGAAGCGTTAAAAGCCTCGTTCGAGCACACTCTAATTGTGGGGAAAATAATGTCAAAGGAAGAGGTTAAGAATAACGGTGACGATAAGTGAGGTGTGACGTGGGGGATGGATATTAAGAATATAACTGGCGAACTGATCGCAATGAATAACACTGACGATCCTGTAATAATAGCTGAGAATATGGGCATCACTGTTTTCTATGAATCGCTTGAAGATATCAACGGCTATTACAGCACAGCGTTTGGGAAGCAATTTATACATTTAAATCGAAAACTAAAAGGCGAAAAGCTAAAGCTGACAGCAGCGCATGAACTCGGGCACGCCATACTACACCCGAATACCAATACGCCATTTATGAGAAAACATACGTATTTTTCTATCAACAAATTTGAAATCGAAGCGAATACATTTGCGGTCAACTTATTAATACCTGACAGCGAATTATCGGGGTATCAGCGAGAGGGTTTTACGGTACAGCAAATAGCGGGCATATATAAGATGCCCGAAGAATTAATATCACTGAGGATATTTGGAACTATGAGTTATTAAAGGAGAATGACTAATTATGAAATGTACAACACATAAAGATGAAGAAGCTATAGGAATGTGCGTTCACTGTGGTAAACCATTTTGCGAAGAGTGTCTGACTGAAATTGATGGTAAATATTATTGTGAAGACGGAATAAAAGAATTGGAATATGATAACACCCCATCGCATCATTCAACGTTACAAAAGGAAACGCCACCGAAGAAAAAATCTAATGGGTGTTTAATAGGTTGCGGAAGTTTGATTGGTGTAATCTTGTTGTTTTGGTTTTTGTTTACCATAATGCCCAGTGGAGGTAATTCGTCCTCAAAACCAAATGGATTAAGTGATGTTGAAGTTGTCACACACGCTCAAGTTGGATTAAAAGATTATTTAAAATCGCCATCAAGTGTGGTTTTCCCAAAAGGTAGTAAGAATTATGATATTGTAAAAGACGGTTTGAAATATACCGTATCATCTACTCTTGAAGCGGCTAACTCATTTGGTGCATTAATAAAATCGAAGTTTAAAATAACTATTGAGTTTGAAAATAGCAAATATGAAACTTACTACGTAAGAAGTGTCGAGATAGATGGTAAAAAAATAAAATAACATCACAGCCACGCTCGATCCGGACGAGGAATAAAAAAACGCCGTAACATTGTACGGCGTGAGGATAAAGAAAGTATGAACTCTTTTCTTAGCGATGAATTAAAATTTGATTATACAGAGATTATAGCGGATACGATGAAGTCATTTCTTGATGAATATAATAGAAATACTGTAGAATTTATGCGAGAAGTTATAGAACAAATCAACGCCCAACACTCCGAGATGTTAAAAGAAGCGATTTCTTCTATCGTGATTGCCAAACCTTCTATTGATTTTTTGGCTGAATATATCACCGATATTCGCAAAATAGTTTCAGAAATATCAAACCCTTTTCCGTATGATGACATAATAGTCTCGGATGAATTAGCCGAATCATATAATTCAACGTTAGAAATGATTGAAGATGTTGGTTTCAACGAATTGTTAAAGGCTAACGGATATAAATTAACGCCTATTAAAGTCAAGGAAAAACTTACAGCTGAAGCCAAACGTTTTATTGTTGAAATCGTTGTTGTGCTATTTGTGGGGATTGCAGGGGCGGTTCCGGGATACATAGAGATGGTTGAACCCGACGACTCCAAAACCGTTTACAATATTACAAACAATTATTATCAGCAAACTGAAACACCATCAGGGAGCTATAACAGTGATGACTTCAATTCCGAGACGCTCAACAATGATCTTAATAGCCTCAGCGTTGGCGCGCTGGGCGATGATGAGAGAGTCGATGGCATCGCTGAAACTGTTGAGCCTGTAGACGATAAAAACAACGAGAATTGAAAAACATATCCATAAGAATAAGTCTCCAAAAAAGACCTCTGTAATCTTTGCTAACATCTTTTTAATTTTGTCGAAAAAGTTCATTTCATCCATCCTTTCACACATATGTTGCATCTTATACCCATATTATATCACACAATCATATGATTGTCAATACAAATCACAGAATCGAGGTAGAGTTATGGCAACGAAACTACCGTCCGGTAAATACCGGTCACAGGTGTTTGACGGATACGACGAAAACAAAAAGCGTAAATACACGTCATTCATCGCAGACACGGCTAAAGAAGCCGACTTAATGGCGTTACAGTATTCAACGAGCATTACAAAACAGCCATACAAGCCCGAGAACATGACGATTGACCGCTACATCGAGAGTAAAGACTCCGTGCTTTCGCCATCTACAATACGCGGTTACAGGGGCATACGGCAGCGAAACCTTACAGGTATAATCGACACTAAACTCAGCAAAATAACGCCTGAAATCGTTCAGCGTGAGATCAACAGAGAGTTTAAAGAACACTCTTCAAAAACAGTACACAACATACACGGACTGCTGTCAGCAGCGTTAAATGTATATTACCCTGATCTGAAGCTGAAAACAACATTGCCGCAGAAAGAAAAGAAATATATTTACATGCCTACCGAAGAAGAAGTAAATCAAATTATTTACTGCGTAACCGATACACCGATGGAGCTGCCTGTATTATTAGCTGTTTGTCTTGGGCTGCGCAGAAGTGAAATTTGCGGCTTGATGTGGAACGACATAGACTTCGGTAAAAACGAAATAACAATCAGACAAGCAAAAGTATTGAACGCCGAAAACGAGTTCAATATAAAGACCACCAAAACATACAGCGGTACACGTAAATTAAGAATCCCCGATGTTTTACTCGAACCATTAAAGAAATATCACGGTGATAACGAATTTGTGACCGTTCTGAACCCGAATATGATATCAGCGCGATTCGCAAAAATCTTACTCGATCTAAATATAACACACTTCAGATATCACGACCTCCGGCATTATTACGCCTCTGTACTTCTTGCGTTAGGTGTTCCCGATAAATACGCTATGGAGCAAATGGGGCACGCTACAAACAACATGCTCAAAAATGTGTATCAACACACTTTGGATAAAGAAAAAGAAAAAATTAAAAACAAAATCAATGACCACTTCAATCAAGCGATCAAGAAAAACGATTGA